TTATAAGCCAGATTCTCTTGATGCTCGTTAACCGCAAAGTTTGCGTAACCAGTGATCAGATTAGCGGCGTTGTTTCCCCACGCGACGGCGCTGTCCAGCATCTGCTCCAGATTCAGAGCGTAGTTGTTCAGAACTGCCGGTGCCTCCATCCCGAACGCGTCCAGAACCTGACGAGTCTCGTTGCTTAGACCGTAGTAATCCGCGATTGCGCTGTTCACTTCCTGGTGAGCCGCCTGCGCCGAGGATCCCGTCAAGTAGGTTGGGGAAGAGCTGGGCGAGTATCCCTGGTTGGGAGACCAGGTCAGCGGAGCCGATTGTTGCGTAACTTGGCTGCTGGGTTGTCCGTAATTGGCCTGGGTATACTGAGTCGGAATTTGCGACTGTTGACCCTGGAACGGGGATTGGACTGGTGCGCTCAGCAGGTTCACCACCTTGTTGAACGCCGATTCCCATGGATTCGAGCCCTGGGATTCCGTCGGTTGGGATTGGGGGGCGTACTGAATAGGGGCTGATTGGTAGCTGGGGGCTGCCTGAGGTACCGCTTGGGGGTAGCTCGTACCCACTTGATATGCCACCGGAGCCCGGGCTGGTGCTGCCGCCTGAGACGGAACCACGTAGCTGCTCGGGGCGACGGCCACTGGTGCTTGGCTCGTCTGTGGGATCGATTGGACGGTAGCGTCCTGCATAACTCATCTCCTTTTGTAAAGCTTCTAATGTGCGATATAGATAGGGTGTTAAATCTAATCGCGGGTCCGCAGCCATCGGTAAGTCCGGTGATTGCGGGTGGGGAGTCTGCATCATTCCCCCCACAAGGCGAGCGAACTGAGAGTATGCACCCTGTAATTCGTTCACCATTCTGAACGGAAACCCAGATAACATCTCGGCCCGTTCCTCATCCGTTTTAGACGGGAAGAGGTATTTCAGTGCCTCAATGCTATCAACACCTAACTCCTGCAGGTTTCGTACCACGATGGAGTTGTTGAGGATGTCTTGGGTGGAGTCCTCGTAAACGGGACCTAACCAACGCCATTGAATAGTTACATCCCCATCTGGAATCAATCCAAGTACGCCAGGGGGGATCTGTTGCGTACGAAGGCAGGCCATCATGATTTTTTTGATTTGTGTCTCATACATTGTTAGTGCGTCTTTATAAGCAGCGCTATCTTCATCAGATGCTTGCTCTGGTAGATCCAGGGGTTTTTCAAGTCCTACCGCAGCGGCTAACGTATCTTTAAACAATTTTTCTTCTTGGAAAATAATCAGCTCAAGACAACGGCAGATGCCATATGTATAAATTGAATTTGCCTTCTTTTTAGATGTTGCGGATACACGTCCGAACAGTGACTTGTACTCGGTTGCGGTAACGCCAGCGGAAATAGACAACTCATCTACGCCGCCAAGGGCAGTCCTTATTTCTTCTCGGTACTGACGAGCAAAGGAGTTTTGGTCACCAGTGATAGCATCTGGGACGATATAGCCAACGCGGTCGTTTGGCTCCAGGTTTGCAATGATGCGTGGTACACGGAGCTGACCGTCAACACCTCGATAGATTGGATCTGCTTTGAAGCGTGACTGACTTAGGGCACCTGGTCCACCAAACCCAGAGTTTGCTGCGATTGAAGGACGCTGAACAACAGCTTCTCCGCCGGACTCCATGAGGTCGGTCTTGGGCCGAGAAGAGAGTAGTGTCGGATTACCGAAGAACTGCACGTTTTTCCGCATCGTGCGGATCATATCGTCATGCGTGCAAATGTGATTAGCAAGAGCATCAAACTCACCAACACCTTCTGTCGAAAACCCTTTGGGGTTGTTGAAGATTTCTACGCAGGGAATAAATCCAAGAGTATTTTTAAACGTCTTGGTCTTACCGGTAATCGCTTGGTAGTTTGTGTCGAAAGAAATCTCACCTTCCGAATGAGTCTCTTCAATTGTTTTACGTTTAATCGAAAGACGGATATAGCGTTTAATTGCACCACGCCCCATTCCTGCTGGGCCCGTTATATTGCTTGCTTCAATGTCTTGTTGATAACCAAGACCTTGACGTACTTTGTAGCTATAGATGATTACAACTTCATCAAGCTCGCCATCAATATTGTAAAAAGTTCTGTATTCGTGCTTACGAAAATAATAGAGACGATAGTTGCTTTGCGTAGGACGTATATAGAAAAGACCTTGTCCATCACACAAGAAATAATCCCAGACTGAATCAAGGCGTGTTTCAAGTTGGTTGTATTTAATTACGCGATCAATAAAGTCTTTGCGTTGATTGCCGAAGTTATCTTGAGCTGGAAAAAATTCAACACCCTGACGGATGCCAAATAGTTTCATCTGTGAAAGGTGAGACGCAACAATGCCAGTATCAATGGACGCTCCCCCATCTTTTTCAATGTAGGAATCGATAATCTCTTTGAGCCTGGCTTTAGCGTCAGTCGCCATTGATTATTGCCTCTTTTACGTAATACTAGCAGTAATTTAGACGACTGTTTTACCAACAAAACCTGCGGGTAATTGACCAAGCTGAGGCCCACCAAAGAATTGTGCGTTTTGAATCCCGCCCATATTGCCAATGGCTCCTGGCAAGTTGCTGGAGCCGGGGATGCCGGCCAATGGGAATGGGAGCTGTGGTCCGGGCGCGTTGATTCTGTCGTAGTATTGCTGAAGATCTCCAGGGCGATCATCAAACTTTTTTAATTCCTCTAACTGCTCCCTGCTCATCCCTTTAAATGGGCTGCGTGGACCGATCTCAAAGCTAGGGCCACCTGCAAGTGAATTTTCCGGAAAGTTCCCAGGGGCACCGGGAACATTACGCATACCGCCGTAAAACATTTTCTTTAAACCTCGATCTTTTTATTTTACTCTTCTATAACCTCATATCCCGCATCATCATTTACTTTGCTGATAATGATGCCATTGCTTCGTACGTCCCAGTTAAGAAGGTCGCCTTCTTGCCAGCCTAGGTCTTCGATCACTTCGTCGGGCAGTGCAATATATTGATCGCCGTTTTCGTCTTCTTGTACTTCAAGGATGTAGCTCATTTTGACAAAAGCTTTTCCATAAGCTTATCAAGCTTATCGTTGATTTGCCGAAAATTATCGTGCATTTCTTTTATTTCTCTTAAGAAATCTACTTTCAATACGTAGTCCAGGGGGAGCCTGTTGATCTGATCTTCCAGGAGATCAATCCTTCGTTTTTGAGAATCCACGTAACTAAAGACCTGACGAATCCTTTCTTGCTGCCTATCCAATATCTTACTGGCAACCCAAGTTCCGCCTGTCACCGCAGATACCAAAGCAGTGATTAAAATAGCTACGTATTCCGGTCCCACAGCCAAAAGCTTTTTTCTTATTCTAAAGTTTAGTAATCGAGATGAAGCTGACCTTTTCTCGAAAGCCCGTTCACCAACCAGACGAGAGCGTCGACACAATCGTCATGACTACTTACGCCGAAATTCGTGAGTTCCTCGAAGAGATTTGTGAAGTTGCGGTACCGGTTGAAGATGATTTTCCGATCTTCGAACATGCCCATGATTCCACGAAAACGTGCAAGCTTGTCTGCACGGAAGCCCTTGACTGGATGCCAAATCAAATTGTAGAGACCTTCATTATTCAAGCAAACTCTTTTGAAGTCGGCCTCCAAGGAAGCCTGGTACTGGACTGCTTCACTCCAGATGTCACACGTTGAATAGGTTGGGAAGTAGTTGCCATTATCGTCTTTTCCAAGTACGGACCAATCGTTAAGAAGTTCTTTAAGGGCATCGAGTTTCTCAAGGTTGCCCATGACTCGGATGCGCCTGTAATCAATGATGTGAATGCGGTCCTCAATGCGGCCACCAAGAATCATGACTGTATAGTCATTTTTTTCTTTCGTTCCGGCAGATAGGTCGACTCCGATTCCAAGCGTATCAAATTCCGTTGAGATCTCCGCCTTAACAATCAACTCTGGTGCCAGGGAGAGTTCATTCTGTCGAATGACCTGATTCATGTATTGGAATGAAAAGGCAATTGGTGCCTGCCTCTTTTTCTCCTTTAGATAGTCCAGTGACCACATCTCTGGCCAATACGACTCTTCATCCCCTGTTTTGGGATTGTT